GCTCATCTAACCGCTTGGTGTGAACATCACCAGATACCATATCAGGGCATACCTGTTGGAACGATAAAGAAGCATATTACAGGCAAAGGGAATAGCCCTAAAGAGAGTGTTATTGATGCTATAAAAAAGAAAGGATTTGCTCCTATTGATGATAACGAAGCCGATAGTTTGGCCCTACTTGATTTTATTCTCTATGAGCAACATCAATTAAACTAATAAAATGAGCAAAAAAATGATTAAACTATTTTCAGTATTACTAATGTTAACTTTTATTTCTAATACTTATGCTGATGAAAGCTTCTACTTAAAAGGTGGTGTCGGATTAAATAACATTAAAACTACAAAATTCAGTAACCATGATTTTGAAGGGAAAGTTAAACTATCAGATAGTTTCCCGCTAATTGAAGCTGGTATTGGTTATAAATTTGATAACGGCATCAGGATAGAAACAGTAATTGATTATTACTTTCTATTTAGAACATCTGAAATATCAACAAATCCCAATGCTGATATATTTAAAATATCTACAAAAACCAAGGCAGATAGCTTAATGTTTAATATTTATAAAGATATAGCAGTTATTGGTAAATTTACTCCTTTTATTGGTGGCGGTATCGGTGTTGGACATTTGAAAGAATCAGCTGGAGGTTACGCTATTTCTCAGGATGATAATGTTATTTATCCGTTAGACAAAATCAGTAAAAAAAGAAATCAGTTTGCCTATAAATTAACCCTAGGTAGTGATATAAAACTAAGTGATAATGTAACTGGTGAAATCAGCTATAACTATTTTAACTTAGGCAGTAATAAAAGAAAAATCATAGGAGGGATTCAAAATATAGGTAATCGTACTTATGAAATCCACAATATAACTCTAGGAATGAGGTTTGCAATATGAAAATGAAAGAATTGCCAAAAGCTCCTATTCAGATACAAAGGGATGAGTTACTTGCAAGAGTCGCTGAGCTAAAAAAAGAACTAGCAGAGAAAAATCACACTATTGTAACCCTTCAAGCTGAAGTTAATCTTAAAACTCAAACCATAACACAGAAAGATAATACCATTGGAACTTTACAGTCTGAGTTAAATGCGAAGAGTCAGAGTATAACACAAAAAGATAATGCTATTAATGGTCTTCAAGTAGAACTTAATTTAAAAAATCAGGCTATAACTGAGAAACAAAATATTATTACTAATTTAGAAGCTACGTTAGCTTTAAATGGTGAAGCAATAACTCAGAAAGACCATGATATTGAAGAGTTAAGAAATCAATTATTTGAGTTACAAAATGATGTAATTATAATTGGCGATAATCATATTGAAGAAATATAAAATGATTAGTTTTCTTCTTGGCAATATTAAAAATATTGGACTTGTTATAATAGCTTTTTTTACTATTTATATTCTAAAAAGAAATAAGACATTATCAACTGAAAACATAAAGCTTACTGAAGATAACAGTCAAAAAGATAAAGTAATAAATATTCAAAATGAGGTGTTGGATGCTACTGAAAAAATTGACCCCGCTGATCTTGATACTAATCTTGAGCGGTTGTCAGACAAGAACAGATAAAGTACCTAAAATTAACCTACCTGAAATGCCTACAATATCATTAGAGGCAGTTAAGGAAGTTGAATCTGTTTGTATACCTCGCAAGAAATGCGATAACCTCAATAATTGGTTAAACGAGCTATATATTTTTAGAGTTAAATATAATATTTATAAAGAGGAGTTAGAAAAATGAAACTATTTATAATAAACTTATCATTATTTTGTATATTCACAATTATTAATATACTAGTAGTTACTTACAATATAGAAAAACATTCAGTACATCCAAAGTTCGGTATTTATCCTCAAAAAGCTTATGGGTGCGAGCCATGGGACAGCTGTAAATAAATTATGAAGAAAAAATCTCATTCTTTTTCTCATGTAGTGCCAGAAAAAGAAAATATACAAAGACTGAGTCTTGATACTAAATTGCTAGTAAATCCTTCTGGACAAACGGAAGAATTACAGCAAGAGATAAATTTAAACATACCTAAAAAGACTTGTAGTAAAAAATGGTTAATATTTGGTAGTACGATATTAGGTGCTGGCGTTGGTCTTGCTATGATGCCTATTTTTAATGAAGAAGTAGAGCATTTAGAGAATTACGGTGTTGATGTTCATGGTAATTCTACATTTTTTGCTATTTCAACAATTAATACTCTAATTGTTGCTGGAGCTTCTACTGGTTTTTATTTCTACAATTATTTTTTTAATTCGCAAAAAGAAGAAGCACCAGAACTTAACAAGATTCAAAAAGGGGCTTTAGCTTTATGTAAAGTTGGTGGTTTTGTAGGTTCTTTAATCCCTGTCGGTATGTTATGGAATATAGAACTAAACGATCAAAAAGTAGAGGGAACGCATGGGTTTGATCAATTTATTGCTTGGGCAACATTTACATCTCTACCTTTAATATTTTTCAAAACACTTAATAATTTTGAGCAGATTAGTAAATATATTGTAGGCAAATCTGAAACAGTAGATTTATCTAGTCTTGGTAGTAAAATTACTGTTTATGGACTATCTGGTATCTCATTAATAGGTAGAGGAATTAGTCTAACTTATATTTTTAATGAATTCCAAAAACAAATAGGTATAGATGAAAATGTTAGCTTACCAATTTCCATTATCACAGGTGGAGTCGTAGGAAATATTACACTTGGATTATCTGAGTATTCGAATTTAAAAAAGTTATTTCAAAAAAATGTAGAAGGAAGTAATTATAATTATAAACAATTACTCCTTGGAATATCATCGGTATTAGAAGGTGGATGGTTTGCATTACCTGTAGTATCTCAAGGTTTAGATGCTACAAAAGATTGGAACGCTCTGTTAAAAGGTGCTATTTTTGCTCCCTTTTTTCTATCCCATATGAACTCCGAAAGCTCGCATTTATACCATTCCATCTTACCTGAAACACCAGCTTTAGAAGAACAAAATAATGAAATTCAATTATTAGGTGAAACTCATTCTGAAATTTTAGAATAAATCTAACTAATACCCAGTTCTTCTGGCCTTGGATATCCAAGGATCGTCCCGCTAAAAGTACCGTTAAATATGGTTGCTTCCGTTTGTCTCATATATTTGCCTGTAGGGTCTTTATCACAATGCAAGTTTCCTATTTGAAGAAAATCTAGATAAGTATATAAGAAATCATTGTTATTAATACGCTCAAGCATCCTAGAACCTTTGAGCAAGTCTTCGCTCATGTCACAAACAAGAGAGACTAAAGCATCAAATTGGCATTGTTTTAACTTTACCTTTACCAGATTATTTATTATCTCTTCCCCCTCTTCTATAGAGAGTTTAGCACGATTAAAGCATTTTATAATATATCGCCCATCTTTGCCTAGTTTCATACACCATCTACTCCCTGTACAGTGTTATCTCCAGCTAGAATATATTGCCCCCATGCTGGATCACCACCAGCACTTTTGTTACAACTAGCTTTAGAAAAATACTGTTTTAATATTGTATAACCTGAAACTGTAATAAAATATAAATCACTAGTTGATATTGTATCAACTTTTGAGATATCACTATTTCTTATTGTTATTTCATTAAAATGATTAACATATACGTTTCCATTTTTGTATACCTGTCCTCCAATACATATACCCATCGATCCCCAGTTTTTGAGACGTACATTATCGAGATATAGATTAGCTTTTCTTATCGTAGAAATCGTATATACATATTTCTTTCCATCTGAATTATTATCAAGAGTAGCATTAACATACACATTTCTCATCATTACGTTACCGATTATAATATTTAGGAAACGATATAAAGTTGAATTAGAATCAACACTTTCTATTACAACATTAAAATCCTCAAAATTCTGTGTTTCATTATTTTGAACGGTTATAAAATCTCCTTTACAGTTAATAACCTGAATATTTAAAGTGGTATTTGTCTGAATATTTAAAAACTTACCATTACCTACTATATAGAAACATGCAGTATTAGCTGACATTTTTACTGTAATCTTATTATCATTTAATAAAGGTTTTAATGTAATATAACTTAAATCCCTATTAATGATTATAGTTTGTTTTATGGATACCACACTTGCCTGTAATATTATTTTCACATCATCTCTGTATCTGCCAAACGTTCTATCTATTACTCTAAGAGCTTCAGAAAGAGAAGTAAAATCAGCACTAATGTTATCATCAACTGTGTAAGTATAAGTTGTAACATTATTATCAAGATACCTATTCATTGATAAATAATCAGTATTACCACCGAAACTTATACTAAAATTGGGAGTTAACATTGCATGACGATTTAATATCATTACAAATCCAGGAGCAGTCTGAGAATAGATAGCCGTTATTTGCTGTCCTTTATAAAGTTTTACTGGAAAATTAATCTCATAAAATAGGTCAACTGCTACAAGACTATCTATTTGTATTTTAACTGGATTAGATACATCCTGCGTTAATATAAAAGATATACACTGACCATAATAATAGGCTTCTTTTTTTAATCCATATGCCGAATCTAGTTTAATTGTAGTAATAGAGTTTGCCGTTGTTATGCTATTTACTTGATAATCATTAACATAAGCATTACCGCTGGCGTCATTTTTTCTGTAAAAACTACCACCTTTATATACGGCAATAATATATTCATTTTCGGCAAAAAGATGATTTGTGCCATTGTTTCCAGTTAGTAATGGATAACTTGTGTCATTTATTTGAATTTTTACACTTCCAGTAAATGAAGTTGTGCATGAAAAAGCTACTTGCATTCCTTCTACTATATTTGTAATTGTTGCTCCATTAACTGGAGTTATTTTTATAGTTATATTACCTTGATTTATGTTATTGCTTACAACATTATAACCAGTTATGGCAGTATTACCTAAACTGCTAATTAGATTAGTAGCAGATAAACTCTGATCTACTGCTTGTCCGCTTTTGCGAATCAGCATTAAATCGTTTCCTTCAAATTTACTGCTACTTGTTAAACCAGTGATTTGAATATTCGTCATTTAAATATTTCCTCCGAAAGAGATTTTTTTCCAAGTAGTGCCATTACTAATAGCAAGGCAACCACCGTCTACATCAGTAACATAATATATTACTCCTTTATTTTCACTTGCACTTGGTAAACTGTTTTTTAATACCATTAAAGGGCGATTATTAAAATAGCTTAAGTATGCTACCCATTCGCCGTGATTATTAAATAAATAATTAAAATCTTGCCTGGTCGGTATTTCATTAAAATCAAAACCGACCAGTGTTTTTGCCGTAATCGGCTCTATTCTGTTAACTTGTCCAGATAAATCATTTTGCACAAGGTTTATAGCCCATCTTGCTACTTTATCTGGTTTTATAGGTTCAGCCATTTATTCTCTCCGCTAAGATACCGCCGCCAGCTATAAAGAAGTCCTGACCTTGATTATAGGTTTTTAACAAATTTAATCCTATTGTTTTTGGATTATCGACCATATATGATGTATCTCCTTCAACTACTAAAGAATACTCAAGCTGATATTGTTCCCCGTAGCTTGTTTGTATTGCATTTTTTTCAATACCTTTAAACGAATTTACTGATAATATTGTACTCTGATCTAAACTCGTTTGCAAAAAGATATCATCAATTGAATGAACGCTATAATCATATTCAATATATTGTCCTTCTCTGAATCTAAAAACATTCTGCTCCAAAGGATGTATGGATAATATATACCCTCCGACTCCAGCAGGTTTAATCAAATCAAGTAAGGCTTTTATGATATTCATTTTTTCCAAATCAAAGCTTGCTGCTATACTAACTGAAAAAGAACACGGGATTAGATCAGTAATTTTTATGATAACGGATTTAAAAAAAAGCGAGATAATACTTATTATTTCATCGCTAGTTCCGCATCCGTTATTAACGGCTATTTTGCTAATTATAGCAGTTCTATAATACTTATCACTCCTATAGTTTCGAAAGGCTCCTACTATTTCCCCAATCATGTCTAGGGTTTTCCCTTCAGCTGTAAATATTCCCATCCGATCAAACAAGTAAAATAAAGCATCTTCTATTTCTTGCAGTTTACCTGTAAAAGCAGATAGCAACTTGACGAAATTATAACTCTCTTTATCCTGTTGTACTAACCTGCTACTTGCTAGTTCAACGTGATTTTCTATGTATTTTAAAGTCATGACGAAGTAATATTTATTTTTGATGGATCAGTAACAATAATCTCACGGCTATCGATAGTAATGTTTGCTGCGGTTTTCGTAACATCGCTCGCCTCTGGATTATCACTTTTCCCAAGTAGTATGGAGGCAGTTAGTATTCCACTGTGTTTATAGATAATACCAAAAAATGTCTGATAAATTAAAGTTTCACCAAGTGTTAATGACAAGATTTCATTTATAATCTCTGATTTTATTGTATCAATTGAAGCTACAGTAAAGGTACTGTTTGTTGTCAGGCTTATATCGATAAAAGCATAGATTTTCCGAGCTTTGTTAAACTTTACTACCTGCTGATTATTAGATAGATCGGTAATAGTAACTGCCACCTCGCCTACGCAAGCGATACCTATAGGCTTATACATCCATATTGCCTCTGCTATGTCTTCATCACTTCCTCCGTTAACAGTTATTAAGAAACTGTGAGGAGTAAGTATCCCTATAGTCTGATCAGTGATATTTTCTTCGACTAATACAGCGGTAACCTCTTTGAGATTCAAGATTTTAGCCCTGAGCGATTCAAGTGTGCCTCGTCCAGGCAAAGATAATGATATTTTTCTTCGCTCTCGCAAATCGTAATCAGTTTCGTTATCTCTACCGGTAACTCCAGCAGCATCATTATTAATTGATATCCACCCTGGAACTAAAGTCTTGATTTTATTTAAACTATTAACAGGAACAGTAATACTTCCTTTTACTTCTGATATAAACTTGCTGCTCACAGTAGTATTTATAATGGTTATTCCGCTACTTACATATATTGTAAAAGTAGTTCTATAAGAAACGGATTTTATATTTAGGTTTGCTTCTATAACCTCCGTTACTAAAATTTCTTTTAAAACTAGGTTCTGATCTATTAAAGCTTTAAGTGCTGCTGCTATTGTAGAAGCCGTATCTTGCTCTGTTTTTATATAGGATAATACTACGGCGTTAATTGTCAGACTATAGTTTGCAAGCGTATTATCTGTGAGTTTCAAAGATATACCGACACATGATTCATTACTGACAATAACCTCGTTAGATAATAAAAAATTGTTATCTTTATTCTCTATATAAGCAATACTTCCTTGTGGAATTACCGTATAGTTCTCAGCCGTGATTTGAGCGGTAACATAACTATAGCTGGCCTCTAATCTTTTTAAGCCGATTAACCCGCATTGGTTATCTAAACTCACGCCTTCAGCAGCTGTTGGTGACATACTATCGTATAGGGACGCAGCAGCTTGCCAGATTAAAGCTTCTCTTTCTGCGAAAATATTAACGATATTTGAAATAACAGTATTATCATCAAAATTAAGCTGGCCTAAATTAGATATCAGCTCTTCTTGCAGTTCTTTTGTTATTGCCTCAAAAGGTTTAGGAGCAAACCCTTGAGCTGTTAATCCATAGTCGCTCATATGCTTATTTCTACTTCATTATCTAGATTATCTTTTATAGTGATATTGATTGTAAGTGTTCTGTTTGCATTATCAAAAGCTATATTAAATTCTTTGATATCAGCTACGCCCCCCACTTCTCTTATAGCATTTATGAAAATAGCCTGAATCGTATCAAGGGAGTTTTTAGTACCTAGAATGTCATTATAATAAGGCATGCCAATCTCACTATCTAGGAAATACTCCCCTTTGAATAATAGCAAAGCCCTTTTTACTCTCTGGGCTACAACGCTTGTTTCATCAGTGAGTTTTAAATCAAAATCAATAATAGCTAGATCATGACCGCCTGTTAGTAATATATCGTGTTTCATCATTTTGCTGGTCCTGTTGGTACTGGATTTGGTGCAGGTTCAAGAGCTGGTATATAATCGTGAGTATGTAAGTTCAAGTCTATACCACTTTTTGTTTTTACGGAATTACCTGTAAGAACAGCAGAGCAGGTAGCATTACCTTTTAACTCTGAAGTTCCAGTTATTTCAATATTGCCGTCAATTTTCATATTACCTTTTTGAATAAAAGTTGGCGTTTCTGTATTGATAGTTCCGCTTGCTTTAATACTAGCAGTTTTTGTTTCTATATTAGCATTTTCACTCGATTTAATATCAGCGACCTTACATTCAATACTTATATTCTCAGCAGCTTTTACACTAGCATTTTTACATTCTACTGCTGTATTTTCTGAAGATTTAACTTGAGCAGTTTTGCACTCGGCATTTATATTTTCTTCGGCTTTAATACTCGCATTCTTACAATTAATTATAACATTTTCGGTTTTAATATTCACCTCAAAAGCATTATGAATATCAATTATTCCACCAGGTTTTAGTCTAATCTTTGAATCTGAAAACTGAAGTAATACATCTTCGTTATTTTCAGCCGCTGAGACTTTGCTAAAAGGATTAAGCCCGATAATTGCTACTGCGTCGCTTAAATGATGAACTCGCCTGCTTTGTGGAACTGCTCTAGATGCCCCAAGTAGCCAGCTGCTTGCGTCTCTATCTAAAAACACAAGTAAACATCCATCACCTGCTTTTACAGGCATTGTTATTGATGCTCCTCCACTTCTAGGAAAGATAACGGGTACTCCTGAAATCATAGGGTAATCGCTATGACTTCCATCGTGATATAATTCTTTAATATCAATTTGTACATCGGCCTGCTGTGTTTTAAAATCATATTTTTTAATGATAGCAGGCATTGCTACACGCAAATTGGTAGCTATCTTTTTTTGTAATGCTTCTATAACCTCGCTCATATTTAGTCTTTTAGCTCCTTTTGTAAAACCTTATCAAAAGTCTTTAGTTTATGAGTTTTATTCTTTTCTCCATCAACTAGTATCATGTAGTCACCAAAATCGGCTTTACCATTTGCATATTTTGTGGTTGCTTCCAATACAATATCTCGCTGACTAATAATTACTCCGTATGAATCAGTTAAAGATATCACTGCTTTATATATTTCTTTCCTGTTGTAACCTTTGACTTTTAGAACCCAGACAAATTCTAGAATGGCATAAGACGAAATAAAAAGGGAGTTTTCTTGAGTTGCCTTGCTTAAAAATTCCTGGGCTTCTTTAGCTTGTTCCTTATCATCTTCTAAGTAAGCTCTAACAAGCACATTAGTGTCAACTCCTATCATTGTTGATCACCGCTTTACTAATTGCCATATCCATTTCTTCAATTGACATCGGTTTATTAAATTTATTTTTTCCTAATCCAAAAAATTCCCTTATACCTTTTCTTAAAGGGCGTAGTTCTATGATATTATTCTGTTTGAGTTCCATCACTATCTCTGAACCAGAATGTAACCCTAATTTTGATCTTAGAGGTTTAGGTATTATTAACTGACCTTTAGAAGATAAAATACTTTTTGCGTTCATTATAAATAACCAATTTATGCTTGATCTTAGTAAGATAACACATCTTACTATCTAATTCTATCAAAAAAATAATTTATCAAAGAGAATAAATCTCTAAAGTAGAATACCAGTCGTTTCCTCGCATGTCGCCGATGTGGGTTATTTTCGCTACTTCAAATAATCCGTTTAAGTCCTGACTTTGTAGGCGTATTACATCGTGAATCTGTAATTTAGGTTGTAGTAAACATTGCACCGATCTGGATTTTTTACTCATTTTTGTTATTTCTGACTTCTCTAGTTTTTTTGAGACTTTTTTTACCGATTCAGGATGTAGAATTAGCCCTGTTTCTGGAGTAAGTAATAATATTTCTTTTTTAGAAGATGACTTATTACCTTTGATAACAATAACCCCATTCTGCATTGACCAATCAAAATTAAAATTTACAGCTAGGTTATTCATGACATAATCAAGAGAGCCGACGTCGCTATAACCAGTTGTTATTACTTTATTTTCGTCAATATCTATGGTCTTAAATTGCTTCCCAGTCTGTTTTGTAATCTCCTGCATGATTGTAGAGAGTTTTAAATTGGTATCATAGCCGTAGCCAAAGCTTACTGGTTTAGTTCTGGTAGTTCTTATCCCTTCTGCCAAGTACATTTCAGTTACTACTTCCGTTTTATCTCTATTATGTTTTATCTTTGAAATATCCCCCTGTCCTATTTCAACTAGCCCTTCACCTTTAGAATATCCAGCGAGTACCCTACATATTGATTCTTCTTCTGTAATCATTCTCCTAGTATCAGGAGCAAGGTTATAGATTTCTATTTTTGCCATGTTTTCTTTAGGTTTGGCAGACTTAATAATTTCAAATTTGATTTTACAATTCTCTATCGTAATCCGCATTTTACTATCTATTATGATTTTGCAGACTCTATCAAATTGACATCCACCTCTAGCTAAAAGAAAGAGACTCCTATTTCTAGAATGGTTACTGTTTCCTTCTATCATAGCTAACTAACACTATTACTAAAGTTAATCCTGCCAGCGGATAGTCCACAGTCGTTAATTCCCGCTTGCCCAGCGGTATTGATGTTTATTGCTGCATTTATATCTCTATCGTGAGATATCCCGCAATCATCACAAGTCCAATATCTTATGTTTAAGCCTAGTTTACCTGCTCTATGCCCACACGCAGAACATAACTGACTAGACGGAAACCAAGATGAGACTTTGTATATATCTCTGTTGTAATTAGCTGCTTTATATTCAAGAAAGCTTACGAAAGTATACCAAGAACTATCATTAATTGACTTAGCTAATTTATGGTTTCTAACCATTCCCTTAACATTTAAATCCTCAAGACTGATAGATTGGTTTTCTCTTATCAGTTTAGTACTTAACTTATGCAACCAGTCTTTACGACTATTTGCAATTAACTCGTGAACTTTAGCTACTTTTAACCTTGCTTTCTCTCGGTTATTACTTCCTTTCTTCCTCCTGCTTAATACTTTTTGATATTTCTTAAGCCTTACTTCGTGTTTTTTAAATGCTTTTAAAGGTTTTACTTTCTCGCCCTTTGAAGTTACCAAGAAATCTTTTAAGCCAAGGTCAATTCCTATATTTGAATTAACCGATTGTAATTCTTCAAAATCTTTCTCAACACAAAAGCTGATATAATACTTATTCGTAGGTGTCTTGCTAATCGTACAACTAGACGGATTGGTCGGTAACTTTCTACTCCATATTACTTTAATCGGCTTTTCTATTTTAGCCAAAAACAGCGTTCTGTCTTTTAATCTAAAAGCGTTATCATTTAGTCTAAAAGATTGATGTCCATGTTTCTTTTTGAAATTCGGATATTTATTTTTCCCTTTAAAGAAACTAGAAAAAGCAATCTCCTGATTTCTTAAAACCTGTTGTAATGCAACGCTTGAAACATCTTGTAAAAATAAATGTTCTTTTTTTAGTTCCGTCAGTCTTTTACTACTAGCTGAATAGTTAGTTTTTACTCCGTTTAATGAATACTCTTTACTTCGCCAATCTAGAATATTATTCCATACAAAGCGACAGCATCCAAAGGTCTTATTTAAAATCTCTTGTTGCTCTTTTGTAGGATATATTCTGTATTTGTAAGAAGTATGTTTTTTCATAACTTAATTATACTAAATTACTTTTACAAAGTTTAGTTTTTTGAATAACAAAGTCTTACGAACTGAATTTTGATAAAACACGGGAATTA